TGATGACCTCATCGTCATGGCCGACCTGGGCGTCCAAGATCTGTACAAGCGAGCACGGGTACGGCTGTCCGGCGTCGATACCCCGAACGCAATCAATGCAGCCCCGGGAACGGACGCCGTGCGCGTGCGCAACCGCGTGCGCCAGATCATTGGACGGAACAAACTGCGCGTCTACCTCATCGCGGAGCGTAGTAGCTCCTGGGTCTGCGAGGTAGAAGTCCTGCTGCCCAGCGGCGACGCAGTCAACCTGAACAAAATCCTCCGCGCCGAAGGCTACATCTTCCACAAGAAAACGGGAGGCGCATAATGACTGCCACTCGCCGCATCTCGACGCGCACTCGCAGCAGCGGAGGACGTGACGGTAGCGTCCACGCGCGCGGCACCGTCATCAACATCAACCGCGCAGAGACGAACACGTCGCACCAGCTGGACTATGTTGACGAATTCACACTACAGAGCGCCGGGGTAGCCGGGACGTGGCTTCCACCCCGTTCGACGTCGCGCGCCTCTTTCAGCTGGTAGACATCTCCAACATCCTCCGCCAATGTATCGAGGCCTACGTCACCAACACGGTAGGCACGGGCTACGAGATCGAGGCCACGGTGCGCGGCCTGGATGTCAGCAAGGGCGAAGAGTCCGAACTGGCAGCGTTCATCGAGAACGCCAACTCGGAAGAGTCGCTGACGACGGTCATGAAGAAGATCCTCTGGGACCGCGAGACTTGCGGCTTCGGCTTCATGGAAATCATCCGCGATGCCAGTGGCGAGATCGCCCTGTTGCGACACGCGCCGTCCTTCTTTACCCGCCTGGGCCTGAAGAACAAGCAAGAGGTCCTGGTGGAGTACAACATCCAGCGCGGCCGCCGCGTCACGGCGATCAAAGAGTTCCGCAAGTTCCGCCGCTACGTGCAGATCGTGAACGGACAGATCGTCTGGTTCCGCGAATTCGGTGACCCGCGCCGGATGAATCGCGAGACGGGCCTGTACGAAAACGAAAACGGCTATGAGGCAGGCAACGACTCGACCGAGATCTACCACTTCAAGCTGCCCTCGGTAGAGCCGTACGGCGTGCCTCGCTGGATCAACCAGATCCCGTCCATCCTCGGCTCGCGCGAGTCCGAAGAAGTCAACCTGCGCTACTTCAAGGACAACACCGTCCCGCCGATGATGCTGACCATCTCGGGCGGCCGGCTGACGTCCGCATCCTACCGGGAACTGAACCGGATCCTCTCCCAAGCAGACCTGGGCAGCGCCCGCCAGCACAAGATGCTGCTGCTGGAGGCCGTGGGCGAGGGTGATGGCCTGGACAACAAGGCAGCGCCTGTCGATATGAAGGTCGAGAAGCTGGCCGATCAGCGCCAGTCCGACGCCCTCTTCCAGGACTACGACAAGCAGAACCGCAACAAGATCCGCACCGCGTTCCGCCTGCCCCCGATCCTGATGGGCGAGTCGTCCGATCAGAACTTCGCCAACGCCCAGGTTTCGGTCCTGGTGGCAGAGACGCAAGTCTTTGGCCCCGATCGCGACGAGATCGACGAAGACCTGAACAAGACGATCATCAACGGGTACAAGGGCCTGAAGCTGCGCACCGCGCGGGTAAAGGGCCGTATCGCGTCGATCAACTCGCCGGACTCGCTGATGAAGGCGCTGACCGCACTGAACAGCATCGGCTCTGTTACCCCGCGCGACGCGCAGCGTATTGCCTCCCTGGTCCTGCAAACGGAACTGACGCCGTACCCGAAGCGCGGCGAGCAGGGCTACGAAGAGTGGATGGACCGCCCGATCGTGCTGTCCAAGCTGTCGCAGAAGGAAGACAACGGGCAGTCGCCGGAGAATACGCACGCCGCCCAGGCCGTCAAGAGCGCTGAAGTCAAGGCGCTGGAAGCAGACGGGAACACCGGCTTCAAGCAGCCCGAGAAGGGCAGCGAGGGGCCGACACTATGAGCGAGCAGGCCACCATCAAGCGGCGGGACGACTATGAGCGCGTCGTCTACGCCGAGGTGATCGTGCCGGAGGTCCCCAACACGTACGGGGACGTCCATACGCGCGAAGACACCCGCCTCTTCTGCGAGTTGTACATGAAGCGCGGCTACGACATGGACCTGGAGCATGACAATGTCTCCGTCGCAGACCATGTCAAGGTCGTCGAGTCGTTTATTGCTCGCAAGGGAGACCCGGACTTCATTGAGGGGTCCTGGGTCATAGGCGTACATATCGACGATGACGACATCTGGCAGAAGGTGCTGGACGGCGAACTGAACGGCTTCTCGCACGAGACCCGCGTCAACATGGTCGAGATCGAGATCGCTAACACGGGAAATCGTGTAGTATCCGGTGTCACTGAACCGGACCTGCTCGACGGCCACACCCACACGTACACCGTGATCGTCGATGTCCTGAACCGCGTAGTGTCGGGCGGGACAGGAGAGACGGACGGGCACATGCACGTCATCACGCGACACACCATCACCGACAAGGCCAGCGGGCACACTCACCGCTACCAAGTAATCGAGGACAACACCGGAGCCACACCATGACCACCAAGAAACCCAAGACCACCCAGCGCTCTGCCACCGTGCCGGGCAACTTGGTCACTCCACTGGACCCTAAGTTCCTGACGCTGACCAAGTTCCCCGCGAACCAGCGATCGTTCAGCATCGTCCGTAGCGCCGACGCCGAGCAGACGGACATGCCGGACGCAGGCGGCGAGGCCCAGACCACGGCTCCCGCACATGTCGAGCGCCCCGCCGCTCCCCGTCGCATCACGCGCCGCGCGGACAGCGCCACCCAGATCCACCTGATCGAGTTCCCTGCCGGCTACAGCCAGGAAGCCGCCCAGGCCAAGATGGCGGAATACGGGCTGGTCTCGTACAACCTGACGGCCGAGGAAGGCAAGCAGGTCACCGCGCAGCGCAAGGACTTGCAATCGATTGCAAAAGACGATCTGCTGCCGATGGTCCTGTCCGAAGACGGCATCAAGGCGTACGTCAAGCGCGGCGATATGCCGGCCGACGCGACCCCGGGCCGTACGAAACTGGCCGTCGTCTCGTTCGAATTCGATCGCACGAAACTGACCGACGAGCAGATCACCGAATTTATTTCGCGCAATGCGGTTGACAAACAAATCGCAGAACTCGACAATTCGGGCGACACGGTGTCAGTGTTGCATCGTTCGGAGGTAGCGGAGGGCGAAGAAGTACGGCGAGTCGAGGTCGAAGCAGGCGTGCTGGCAGTTATCACGCGCAGCGACATTCAAGACATCCCGGACGGATTCGTTGCCGTTATCAATGAATGTGCCTACGGGAATTGGGGCTGGGGTCAGTTGGACTTCTTGGCTATCTGGTCGGATCGTTATGTCTGCTCCCAGGTAGAAGAAGCGCAGAACATGCTGCGATCGGTTATCGACCGGATCATGTTCTACTCTGACCTCCCGCTCGATGCCCGGAAAGCACTGGTCAGCCGCGCGGCCGCGCAGTTCGATTTGTATCTGCAAGGCCTGCTCGATATGCTCCCCCGGCAAATGCTGCTGGCCGTGGGTCTGCAAGAAGTTCAGCGCAGTGACGAAGTACAACCTGTTCCTACTACCGACTCGAAGGAGATCACCATGTCCGGCACCGCCGCAACCACCACCAACGCCGCTCCGGCTGCTGCCGCTCAAGGCATCACCCGCGCCGAAGTCGAACAACTGCTGCAAGCACAGAACGCCGCCATGGCCGACACCGTCTTGCAGGTCATCCAGCGCCGCGAAGCTGAAGCCAAGGCCGCCCAGGAAAAGGCTGACGCCGAAGCCAAGGCCGAAACCGAACGCCAGGAAGAGATCAAACGCTCCGCCAAGGCCGAACTGGACGCCGCCCTGAAGCCGCTGCAAGACGAAATCGAAGCCCTGAAGGGTTCGACCATCGTGCGCTCGGCCCCGGAAGGCAACTCCGAAAAGCCCGGCGCGCAAGCTGCGCCCGCCGCAGGCACCGAAATCAAGCGCGCTGACGGCGACCTGTTTGTCGGCGTACTGCCGGGTCTGCTGGGCGGCCAGACGACCGCACAAGCTGCCAAAGGCTAATTGCGGGCCTTGACCGCAGACAACACCCTCATCATTTGAACAGAGCTTTAGGAGCCATAATGACCACCTCGAATCAAACCCTGGCCCGCGCCGACGCCTCCCTGGCGGACCTCGCGTCCAACGGCGGCCTGATGCAGCCCGAACAGGCCAACCGCTTCATCGACTTCATCATGGAAGTCCCGACCGTCCTGCAACAGGCCCGCGTCATTCGCATGGCCGGCCCGGAAACGAAGATCGACCGCATGGGCTTCGACAGCCGCATCCTGCGTGCCGCCCGTCAGATCGGTGGCGCGAACGATGACGGTAGCAACGACCGCTACGTCCGCAAGGCCGACCGTGCGGCTCCGCGTACCACGCAGATCGAACTGCGCACCAGCGAAGTGATCGCCGAAGTCCGCCTGCCGTACGAAGTGCTGGAAGACAACCTGGAAGGCAAGGCGATGGAAGCGCACATCATGCGCCAGATCGCCCAGCGCGCCGCGCTGGACTTCGAAGAACTGGCTCTGTGGGCCGATACCGCCCATAGCGACCAATTCCTGGCCCTGCAAGACGGCTGGATGAAGCGCGGCGAAATGGACGGCAACGTGCTGGACTGGGGCAACCAGGGTATCAACCCCGATCTGTTCTCGACCGCACTGCTGACGCTGCCGCAGAAGTACCTGCGCAACCTGCCGCAGATGCGCGCCTTCATCTCGCACGCCAACCGCATCAAGTATCAGCAAGCCGTGACTCGTCGTCAGACGGGCGCTGGCGATGCCGCGATCACTGGTTCGGTCAACGCCCCGATCGTCACTGCCGGCCTGCAAGTCGAAGCCGCGCACCTGATGGCCGCTGGCGAGCAAGGCGAAGGCGGTCTGGTGACCTTCCCGCAGAACCTGCTGTGGGGCATCCAGCGCGACATCACGATCGAAACGGACAAGGACATCCGCGCTCGTGAATACGTCATCGTCCTGACGGCCCGCGCGGCTCTCCAGGTTGACGACAAGGACGCCGTGGTCCGTCTGAAGAACATCGGCGGCGGTCGCTCGACCGGCCTGCCGGGTTCCACCGCCGACGAACCCATTTTTACCAAAGCGTTGGCATAATTCCCCCGCTGGCTGAAGGCGGCTTCAATCGAAGCTTTGGTATGTCCTTTGGCCGGCGGTCATAGCTACCGCAGAAGTCCCAGGGGAGGCCAGTACGGCTCCCCTTGTTTCACCCAGACCCGGTCTATTTACCTTCCCCCTATTTCTAAGTGAGTACGGATATGAACTCCACCGCAACGCTGTACCTGAAACTCGTCGGCCTCGCCTGCTACAACGCTCCCGCCTCTTTCTCTCGCGCCATCCGCAAGGGTGAAGTCGTGGCGGTGCCCGAAGAGCACGCCGGCTCCGAAGACGATCCCGATTCCCTGCTGGGTATGGGCCGCCGCGACAGCGAAGGCGCGCTGGTCAAGCCCTATTTCAAGGACGTGACTGCCGAGACCCTGCGCAACAAGCGTAAGGAAACCGCAGCCGCCCCGAGCGCCGACACGACGACCGCCACCACCGAGACCGATGGCGACGGCGATACGCCGCCGAAGAAGCCGACCCAGCGTCGCACCCGCGCCTCCGCGTAAGACCCCTGCTAGACCACCACAAGAGGACACCATGTACCTGATCAGCACCGCCGAAATCATCTCCGCCCTGCAAGGCGGCGGCTGCAAGACCGATGACCCGACGGTAGAGAAGGCTTCTGGTGTCCTCTTGATGGCTCTGACGCGCGTAGAAGAAGCCCTGGAGACGGGTAGCCTCTCCCGGGGTATCTTCACCGACGCGTTTGAGGTCACTGACGCCCACGCACGCTCAGGCCTTTCTGAGGTGCGTCTGGTCAATGCCTTCCTGGCAGGCACCCCCGTTACCCTGGCGAGTCACGACCGCCCGTATGCTCCCGGCGACGCGCCCGACTTCTACAGCCTGAACCGCGAGACAGGCGTCGTCGTCTACAAGGGGCTACCACGCGGTCGATACCTCGTCACCTACACCAGCGGCTTCGAGAAGGACGACAACGGCTATGCGAAGGATCTGCCGCAGTGGATCAAGAATCTCTGCATGACGATGGTCCTGCACTGGTTCCGCATCGGCATCATCTCGCCGCAAGTCCCCAACAACATCTCGTACCGCGCCATGGTTGAATCCGTCGTGCGCGAGATCTTCACCCGCAAGAGCATGCGGTACGACCGCCCGCGCTTCGGGATGATCTTTGCGGATCGCTCCGAATATGGCAACGACTGATACCCGCTTCGTTAAGGGCGCCGAGAAGCTTTCCCGGCGCATCCGAACGATCCGGCGCAACCTCTCCCTACCCCCGCTCGTAAATGAGATCGGGGGATTGCTTTTGCGGCGCACGATGGACCGCTTCGATGCCGAAGAGGATCCCGACAATGTGCCGTGGCGGCCCCTGAAGGTATCTACCATCCTGCTGAAGCGCCGCCTCGGCTATGGCACCAAGGGCAAGCTGCAACGTACCGGCGACCTGCGCAACGCGATCAAGCTGATCCGAGGCACTGCCACCGGCTCCATCTACACCAACACGGGCGCGGGCGTGCGCATCG